GTCTCAGGCACAAACATTAATGTAACAACTCTTGGAGGAGTTGGTGGAGCAGGTTCTTATGCGATCAACACAAACGGACAAGCATTTAGTTTCTCTGAAACATCAATTACTGCAGATACTGATGTTACCAGTCAGTCGGCAGCTTCTGGAACAATTGCTTCTCCCAACCTTTATAGCAACTCTACTACTCAGTTAGGTGGTTCTGCAGGTTCTCTTTCGGGCACTCTAAGTGGAACTGGTGTTCCTAGCGTAACTGCTGGTGGTCCTGGATCAACTGGTACAGCACAAAGAACCGTTGAGTTAAGCGTATTCAAGTGAGACACATAACTCTCGGACTGGTTGCAGTCTTGGGAGTTATAAGTCCCTCATATGCTGGACCCGTAACTCCCAACTTTACCAGTGGGACCATTACCTCAGAGACCAAAACTCGTACTGAAGTTGTAGAAACTATCAGGCAAATAGAGTATTCTACTGGAACATCTTACACAGTAACTGGCACCAACATCAATATACCAGGAACTCCTGCTCCTGGTATGAATTACACAATTCAAACTCAAGGTGCTCCATTCCAATTTAGTGAGACTTATCTGACTCCTGGAGTGGCAAAGGAAACATGGATAGACAGAAAAACAACAGAAGATTCTATAACAAATACCATATCAGTCTTTACACAGTAATCTTTCTTTTACTGTTGACCTTGACTGGATCAAATAGATCCAGAGCAGAACAAGCACCATCAAATACTAACATCGCAGGACCTTCAGCATCTGCTACTGGTAATGTAACCAACCAAGCAGTTCAGGTGCTTCAGGGTCCTTTTGCTTTAAATACTTTTGGTGCTGGAGTTTCCTGTCAAGGTCCAACATTAAACTTCCAAACCTTCGGATATAATAATACTAATATGAATAATGATCCAGGAAGTTATCAAACTGGTTCATTAAATGTTGGTCTTTCCGCAGGATTTTCTATTCCTCTTGATGGATCACTACAAGAACTTTGCAAAACAAGAGCTAAGACCGAAATTACAAGGCAACAAGCAGAAGCAGATAAGGCAAGACTTGATTTTGAGTTAGTCAGATTATTGAAGTGTGGTGAAGCAATGAAAAATGGAATTTCATTTCATCCACAAAGTCCTTATGCAAAAATATGTGCTGATATTGTTGTGAAATATCCACGAGTACAGGATGTAGCAAATGGAAATCAAACCAATCCAAATAAGAAGTGAACCTCCACCTATCATTCCAACAATAGAACCTCCTGTAACTCGCAGATCAGAACGAACTGTGATACCTGAAATTGATATGCCTATCGTCAATATGCCAGATACAACTATCAAGTATCCTGTGATTAATGTTCCAACTCAAGAAGAATTTGATGCTGCAGTCAGATCAGAACAAAGAAAGCAAGAAGAAGAAAAGGAAGAAAAGACTAGAGGACTTCCTGATACTCAACCAGTCTTACCTCAGGTTCAAGTTCCTGTTCAAAATACTCAGGATAATCGGATTATTTCCGATGATGTACCCAAAAATAACAACTTAGGAGTGCCCGTCATTGAAGTACCAATCGTCGGGGAAGTTCCCATCCCACCTAAAGAGCAGGTTATTCTTGCTGGCACCACTGCTACTGCTTCTGTCGCTGCGGCTCTTGTTGGCAAATCTTTGGTGGAATGGATGGTAGGTAAAATGAAACCTATTGTTCAACAGATATTTGTAAGGGGTAAGAAACTCTTGAATAGAGACCTTACCCCCTATGAACTTCAGGTTTATTTTGCATTTGAGAAAAGTAAATCCCTCAAGAAAGTCAATAAGTTACTCAAGAAAGAACAGAAATCAGAAAAGAAAGAACAGTATAAGAAGTTTCACTCAAAGTAATCAATACTTACCTTCTACACAATACTCTGATTTCTTATTTGGAGTATATTCTTTATATCCTTCTTGTGGTTTCATCCATCCACAACCAATCAACCATTCCATTGTCATTGGTGTTGGGCGAATCTGTTCCCAGAGTGGTCCTTTGGCACAAATCTCCAAATGTTTAGCCGTCTGTCCCGACTGTTCTTCTGCCCAGTTCGCATCTGCTTCCCAGGGCACAGCACGACTTTGGCCCATTGATTCATAAGAAAGTCTTGTGGTTTTCATTACCCAAGATGGAATCTCTGAATCCTGATGAACTTGTGCCATAAAGGATGTTTCTACTCCACCGCCCATACAATCCTGAACGACATGCCACCCTTCGTGTCTCATCGTTCCTAAGAACTCTCTAGGATCTTTGAGTAGTTCTTCATTTACAAAGAAACGATTATACTTTGGTTTATAAATTCCTACCGTTCTCGGAGTAAAGTATCTTGGTGCTGCCAAATATACAGGAACTTTAACTTTGTTGAGAGCAGTTAAGATACTTTTGATTTCTTCTCGGAATGGATCAAAGGATTTATCTAAAAGTACAGCAGAGTCTGGTGTAAGTTGTTCGACCCCTTCTGTACATTCTCGGAGTATCATACAACCCATCGCTGCAAGGCTGTATGCTGGAACTGTTGGTTGAGTCTTTATGACTTTTTCTGCATTAACTGGAAGAGTAAAGGTTAATAATAACCCAAGTGTTGTAATGACTTTTTTCATTCATCCCACCATCCTTCTTGTTTATGAATCCAGACTTTCAAGTCCATTACATAATTTCTCAAGATCTGGGCCTGTTCTTCATGCCAATAGTCACCCGTCTCCATCCAGAGGCGGGTGTGATTATCTATTGCTTTGAGAATCTGATGTATAGGAGCATTCCAACACTCCCTCTTTGGAGTGTTCCACTCTCGCGGCATAATACCTCATGATTTATTTTTTCTTTCCGCCGTTCTTCGCCTTTTTGGCAGCAGCGTTACCTTGATTCTGTTTGGAGTTCTTTTGACCTCCAGCAGAACCTTTCTTACCTTTATTTGCAGATTTGCTCATCAGGCTCCTGTGCGAGGTTGAACGAATCCTTCCTCAAGTGCTTCAACTCTTTCTTCAAGACTTGTAGCAGGTGCTTCTGCCACTGGAGCAGGTGGTTCTGGTGGTGTTTCTACAAACTCTTCTCTTTTTGGTTCTTCTTTCTTTTCATCTTCTTCATCACCACCTTTTTTCATTGTATTGATGCCAAAAGTGGCAGCAGATGCAGTGAAGACTGTCGCAATAAATGTGGGATCCATCTTAGACAGAGTACCAGCATAACTTGCGGTAAGGAGAGCAGCAGACCAACCCAAAATACATATACGAATTAGTTGTCCCATAGCATTTTCGTTTTTCTTATTAGTCATCAGTCCGTGTGATGATGTCCTTCTTATTTATGATTTAGAACCTAAATTTAACTTTTGCAGCAACAGAATTGTTAGTAACTCCGTTGTTTACACCATGAGAACCCTCAACAAATAACATTTCTTTATAATCTACAGAAGCAGTTACATCATAAGAACTATCAGTTCCATAAGAACCTTCTACACTGACACCAAAGAGATCCTTTTTCTTACCACCAAAACGAGTTTCTAGTTTAAGTCCCGCTTCACCAATGTGTGTGGTTTGATTAAACTCACCAACATTTCTAGCAGATTCTGAAGAACCAGTTTCAGTGTATGCGTTTCTCTTTACATTCTGAACAGTATATCCAACGAATGGTTTTACTGACTTATGAAGATGCCAGTATAAACGATTAGAAACCCACCACTCAGTTCCAGTTGTTTCACCAGCATTATTAAAGACACCTTCTACGGTTCTATTGTACTTATAGTTACTGTTCGCAATCGCAGCATTAGTGTTTAGGGTGAATGTATTACCTCTGAGTTCACTGAATACACCGAAGTGATCTTTGTTCTGTTGTGTACTTGAGTCAACACCATTGAGATTTACATTAACTCTATTATACTGACCACCAAGAGTCCAACCTTTGGTTACATCAAACTCAAAACCACCACCAAAGATCTTGGAATCAGCAGTATAACCATCGGCATTATAAGACTGAACGAATCTATTGTTCTCAAATACTCTAAGTCTTTGCTTACCTGCGGTTGGTTCGTGATTCAGAAGTCCATTGATACCATCATTGATTCCATCAAGAGTTTCTAACTGGTCAATGCGCCCAAAATAATCTCTGGAAGCATAAGCAACATCAACAGTTGCAGCACCAAATGTAACTTGAGTAGCAGCACCGTTGGTGAATACTCTTGTATACACAGGAGTAGTTGTAGTTGTGGTAGTTGTATGTGCATTGATTTTCTGTCTTCCACCACTTTCAGATGCAGTGTGATTTACTGCAGAAACAGGAACAACACTAAAAGTTCTAGTTCTTACCCAATCAGATACAGTTGCTTGAGTTATAACAGAAGTTCCAGCATTGTCGTCAGTTGTTACTGTAGTTACAACTGGAGTTCCATTTGTTGTGGTAGTAGAATTATCGGACCAAGTTGTAACTGTTACTGGAGTTGTTGTGGTAGTAACTGTGGTTGTTGGAATCGTAATAACTTCTGTATCGGTATAATGAGTTTCAGTTTGATTTCCATTCGCATCAGTTCCCATCACATGTCTGTGAGGATTATTTGTTACAGTTCTGGTTCCAGCAGTTGTGCTAGTCGTAACAATATTAGAACCAGCAGCAGTTGATACTACTGTTGGTGCTGGTGGAGGTGTTCCACCAGTTTCGTAAATATCAAGAATACCATTCAGGTTAGCGTCGCCAGAAAGAAGACCAGCAGAAAGAGTTACAGTTCCAGTACGAATAACTTGCGATGATGGATCCCAGTCCATCGTTGGTTGTGCGATTGGGTTATAAGTAAACTGATAATCTCCCGCAGCAAGTCCCGTGAATGTAACACCCTGCCAAGTATAACTATCCATTCCATATAATCTGGCAGGATCCCCATAAGGAATAAGATTAGTTCCATCAGACTGGAAATAGTTTGTACCAGAAATTAGTCCGTCTGGCGTTGTATTTTGAAGAAGTGTCCAGTTGACGGTTGTTGGTGTAAATGTGGTTCCATTGACTCCCTGTAAAGTCATAGAACCTTCTGTAAAGGTAGTTCCAGCGTGCCAAGAACCATACCAAAATGTAACTGTTCCGCCGCTGGCACCAACATATCCGATAGAGTTGGTATGAGCTAATGCTGCTGTTGGTGCTCCCATCAAAAGAGCAGACGCTACAGCAAGCGCCCTTGTAGCGTAAGACATAAGAATCCTCTGAGCTTAGTGTGTACTAAACGAAACAGACCGAAGTTTGTTTAAAAAGTAAAGTATTCACCAAGTCTCAGAGGACTCGGGGTATGTAGATTCAGACCAGTTAAGATCAAGAATCAGTAATGATTGTAACTATTTATCCCTTTTTCCAGGCTTCACCTTCCGACTTTCTTCTACGAGCAAGTCCGGCTTCTACATTAGAACCAGGATTGCGGTAGAGATAAAGAGCATCGGGAACTAAGTCCCACTCTTTATTCTTCAGGCGTTTAGTAATAGTATTAAAGTTATCGCCACCGTAAAAGCCGGCACCAAGATTATAAGCAAAGCTGAGCAAAGCGCCTCTTTTTCCATCTGACATTTCATTCCAATGTGGTATTTTACGGAGTGCAGGAAGAAATTGGTTCTTGCACTGACTAATTAATAGTTCATCAGCTTCCTGTTGGGTAATTTGATCGCCAAGTTTGAAAGCAGAACCATCTTTCTTACGGGTAGATCCCCAACCAATAGTGATTGGAAGACCTCCAGAAAGGGGATCAGGATATGCCTTTAGATGACATCCTTCAAACTCTTTGATCAACTTGATGCCCATCATAGGGACATCATCACCACCAGTTACAGGAGCTGCAGCAGCGGCAGTGGCTGGTGCAGCACTAGTCTTTTTTCCGCGATAAATCTCTGCCCATTCTACATTATCACCAAGATATTCAACGGGGAGATTGTCTTCCAACCACTGTACTGCTTTGACATGGTTAGGATTTCTTTCATCATAGAATTGAAAGAAATTGTGTAGGTCAACTCTTGCCATTTTGTCCTCCTATATTTGGAAAGTATATATCGAATAATTCACTTGCTTCTTTGTGTTTACCGTGATTTGTGAGTTTCTTCACTTCTTCCAGAATTTTCTTTTTAAACTCAGTCGAAGATTCTTCCCCACCCATCGTTTCCTCCTGGACACCAACGATGCTTGAGAACTGCTTTGGTGTAAATGGTCTTCTTACCATTTGTGACTGGACCAGTATAGTTATCGTTTAGAGAACCATATGGATCATTTACATAGTATCCTTTACCATCTGGAGTCTTACCGATGACTACACACATGTGCCCACCAGTAGGTGCAGAAAGAGAACCCCTATGCAGGATACCAATAACAACAGGTTTCCCAGCATCAAGACTTTTATCAATGTCAGCAAAAGAAAGATTGTAACTAAAGTGTGACTTAACCCCATAACCTGCGAGAACTTTCGTCTGTACCGCATGGTCAGTCGTGTCACCAATCGCAAATACTTTCTTAACATACTCGTCGTCACCTTTAATGCTTCCTGGCTTGAGGAAAGCAAGACACATAGCACATGATGAACTGTTGCAAGTTCTATGTGCATCTCTATAGTTATCTACTTGGTTGAAATAAGGAACTGCAAGAACTTCTGGAGTTGGTGGTTTAGTTCTGAAAATACCAATCCAGTCGCTCTCAGAGTCGTCTAGAAATTTTTCGGGAAGTTTGTCTTCCAACCACTGAACAGCATCAACATGGTTTGCATTCTTCTCATCATAAAACTTAAAAAAGTTATGAAGATCTAGGGTCATAGTACTATTTTTTGCGACACCTTGCTATTTAGGATTTTACGATCTGCCGCCCCATTGAATATCTGGATATGCATCCGAAACATTTTGTTTGGAAATATTATACTTGGTTTGTAGTTTTTTATCTTTAACAAGCATAAGAATCTCAGCTTCAAGAGGATGTAGACCTTCAAGAATACTAATAAACATTGTCTCTCTCTTCATACTAGAGAGACGATCATTACCACCTTTTACAAAGTTGTAGAAGTAAGTATACTCTTTACGAATAGAAGTTCTACCTTGATCCTGAGATCCAATAGAATTAGATCCAAGTTCGTCCATCATCTGAACAGATCTTTCAATATTATCACTGAGGTTACCAGAACGAACATTCTGTTGACCTACACTCGCATAAGGAACTAATCCCTCTGGAAGCATGGATACAATCGTTTCATCAAAGTTCCAGATTAGGATTGTTTTGAGTGATGGGTCAGAATATTTCTGAAGGATTTCCGCCTTTTTTGCATTTGATTTTTGTTTTGCAGCAAGTGCAAGAACTTCAAAAGCAAAAGGATTGGAGGGTAGTTCTTCCGAAACTACCCTCGGAATTTGTGTTTGAGTAGCCATAAGACTTATTTCAATTCAGTTGTTATTTTTATTTAGATCAGAGTTTGAAACCAGCAAATGAATCTTTCTTCATATCTTGTTTGATACCACCAACAACATAAGATTCAACCTCAGTTTCTTGTGGAGCAACTTGAAGACCCTTAGAGGAAATCCAGTGTTCAGTCCAAGGAAGTGGATTATTCTTTGCAGGAACATCATACATTGGTTTGAGTCCAATAGACTTCATACGACGATTTGCAATCCACTCAACATAGTTGTTGAGAAGTTTATCATTCAAACCAATCATAGAACCATCTTTAAAGAGATACTTAGCCCATTCTTTTTCTTCATTTACGCACTTACGAAAACACTCAGTTACCCAAGATTCTTCTTCTTTAGAAATTTCTTGCATCTCTGGATCATCTCCTTCGCGCCACTTATTGAGGATGTTCTGAGTAATGACAAGGTGCTGATTTTCGTCTCTTGCGATGAGAGAGATAATTTTAGCGGATCCTTCCATAAGTTTGAGTTCACCAAACGCAAAGCTGCAAGCGAACGAGACATAGAACCTGATACCTTCAAGAATATTGACATTTGCAACAGCCCGATAGAGTTTACGCTTGAGTTCTTTACGAGTTTCTCTGAATGATCCTGCACCTTCTTGTGCATGAATCCATTCATTAGAAGTACCATATTGTTGTGCAGCATTGATGAAGTCGTTGTATGCCTCAGTAACAGAGGTTGCACGACTCACAATCTTTTCATCATCTAGAATATGATCAAAGACTTCTGCAGGATCAGAATAAACATTCTTAATAATGTATGTATAGGAACGACTATGAATCATCTCCATAAATCCCCATACTTCCATACATGCCTCAAGTTCAGGGAGAGAACAATAAGGAATAAATGCCATGCCAGGACCACGACCCTGCACAGAGTCAAGCATAATCTGATACTTCAGGTTGGAAGTGAAGATATGTTTTTGTTCTGGACGGAGGGATTGATAGTCACCACGATCCTTCTGAAGGGAAACTTCTTCAGGTCTCCAGAAGTAACCAAGTTGTTGTTGGGTTAGTTTATCAAATACTGGATACTTATAGTGATCATATCGTTGCAAACCTAGTGGTTGACCAAAAAACATTGGTTGTTTGCGGGTATCAACATCAGTGCTGGTGTTGAATACAGTCATTCCTTTTACCATTTGTAACTCCTGTTCTTTACTAGATTTTGCAACTTTCACAATCTTCCTCACTAGAATTCATAATTTCATCAAGTAGTTTATCCAACTGTTGTTTTGTGGTGTCCTCTTTTACTTCATCGGATTTTTGGTCATGTGTATTCTGATAATAACTCGTCTTCCAACCAAACTTATAGGTTCGGAGAAGATCCTGTGCCATTACTGAGACTGGAACTTCGTTATCGGGATAGTTTTCGGGGTTGTAGGACCAGTTTCCACTGATGGCTTGGTCAAAAAACTTTTGCATGACGGCAACGATGTTAATATAACCAGTGTTGTCAGGCATGTCCCATAGAAGAGTATAATTGTTTTTGAGTGTTCCATATTGGGGGACGATCTGTTTGAGTGGACCTTTCTTCGACTTCTTAATGGACAAGTATCCGCGAGGTGGTTCGATTCCATTGGTTGCGTTTGACACAACGGAACTGCTCTCCGAAGGCATCTGTGCGGACAATGTTGAGTGCCTAAGCCCGTATTCCAGGATAGATTTTCTAAGTGTTTCCCAATCATGTTTGTAAGGAATAGAAGAAATTTCGTCTACATCTTTCTTGTATGTATCGATTGGCAAAAGTCCTTCAAAATACTTAGTACGATTAAAATCAGTACATGCACTCTTCTCTTTTGCGAGTTGATTGGACGATTTAAGTAGATAGTATTGGAAAGATTCAGTCAACTCATGAGTCATGTCCCAAGCTTCTTGGGAATCATACTTCACTCCATGTTTTGCAAAGTAATGTGCAAGACCGATGTAACCAACCCCAAGTGAACGACGAGATTTAGTTGCAAGTTCTGCAGCTCGAACAGGGTAGTCCTGATAATCAATAAGTTCTTCAAGACTACGGACTGCAAGATCACAGAGTTCTTCAAGATCATTAAGTTCACGAATCTTACCAACATTAATAGCAGAAAGAATGCAGAGTGCAATCTCTCCAGCAACATCATCAATATGTTGAAGAGGTTCTGTGGGAAGAGTGATTTCTTGGCAGAGATTACTCATCCAAACTTTATCAATAAACGAACTATGGGAATTGCAATGATCGATATTCATGATGTAAATACGACCAGTTTCAGCTCGTTCTTTCAGAATATCCAGAATAAGTTCTTGAGCTCGGACAGTCTTTCTTGGAATAGACTCATTTCGTTCTGCAGCCACATAGAGATCATCAAACTCAGGAAGCCCGAAAGCATCAGAAACTGACGGAACATCATGAGGTGAGAAGAGGGACATTTCCTCATCATTAATGAATCTTTCATAGAAAAGTTTAGAGAATTGAATTGAATAGTCTAGTTTACGAACACGATTATCTTCAGTACCCTTATTGTTTTTCAGTACAATAATATCTTCTATTTCCTTGTGCCAGATTGGGAAGTGGACTGTCGCGGATCCACCTCGTATGCCATTTTGCGTACAGCATCGGACAGTCGATTCAAACTTCTTGAGAAAAGGTACAACACCTGTGTGTTGTACTTCTCCGCCTCTGATTTTACTGTTGATGCCACGGATTCGACCTGCATTGATACCAATTCCTGCTCTTTGTGCAACATAGCGACCAATTGCCATATCAGAGCTGAAGATGCTATCAAGGGTGTCATCAACATCAACAAGAACGCAACTTGCAAATTGGCGAAGTG